TGGTAACTTTAACGATATTAAAAAAATTATTCAGTCCCGTATCTTTTACCCTGCGTTCATTACGGGTCTTTCGGGTAACGGTAAAACGTTCTCGGTGGAGCAAGCATGTGCTCAACTTGGTCGAGAACTGATTCGTGTAAACATTACTATTGAGACTGATGAAGACGATCTTATTGGTGGGTTTCGCCTTCTGGATGGTGCTACTGTATGGCATAATGGCCCCGTCATCGAAGCATTGGAGCGTGGAGCGATCCTGCTCCTCGACGAGATTGACCTTGCCTCAAACAAAATTCTCTGCCTCCAATCCGTGCTAGAAGGAAAGGGTGTTTTCCTTAAGAAGATTGGTCGTTTCGTGAAACCTGCTGCTGGTTTTAATGTGATTGCCACTGCCAACACCAAAGGTAAGGGTTCTGATGATGGTCGTTTTATTGGCACTAATGTTCTCAACGAAGCATTCCTTGAGCGTTTCCCTGTAACTTTTGAACAGGAATATCCTGCTCCCAAGATTGAACAGAAAATTCTGGAAGGCATTGCTTTGGATCTTGGTGTGGAAGACCGTGACTTCTGCAAACTGTTGGTGGATTGGGCTGACAACATCCGTAAAACTTTTTACGATGGTGGCGTTGAAGAAATCATCAGCACCCGTCGTTTGGTTCACATCATTCGTGCCTACAGCATCTTTGGTAATCGTGGCAAAGCTATTGAAGTGTGCGTGAATCGCTTTGATGAGTCCACTAAACAGTCCTTCCTGGAACTGTACGATAAGGTAGATGCCGATTTCCAAATGCCTACCGAACAAGTTGACTCGGTGGAAGTATTCTGATATAATTGGGGGAGGTAAATTATGCCTCTCTATTTTTATTATGGACGAATATCCTTTTCAATTCACTCTCTCCGATGGTGGAGATGGAACACTAAATCTTGAGAAAATTATTATGACTGAAACCAAAAACAATCTTTGGAAATATAATGAAGACAAAATCCTCAAAGATATTGAGGATTATGTGACTGGGACTTATAACAGTCACTATTGTGGACACAATGATGCTTACAAGGACATTCAAACAATTGACTTGATGGCAGCAAAAGACCTGGCACAACATTTTTGTCAGGCAAACATTTTGAAGTATGGTAGCCGCTATGGTGATAAAGATGGACGCAATAAGCGTGATTTGCTCAAAGTGATTCACTATGCTATGCTTCTACTCCACTTTGATGGACATTATTCTCGCAAAGATAATGGCTTGACTGAATTCCGTTGATTATGAAACTTAGAGAACCCATGAAAATTTCCGACAAAACAGCTTCACTTCTAAAGAACTTTGCCAGCATCAATCAGTCTCTTCTGTTTAAAAGTGGTAACAAGATTCGTACAATTTCTGTAATGAAAAATATTTTTGCAGAAGCTGTGATTAGTGAAGAGATTCCTAAAGATTTTGGTATTTATGATCTTAATCAATTTCTGAGTGGCATCACTCTTCACCCAGACCCAGAACTCGTGTTCAATAGTGATAGTCATCTTCTCATTAAAGGTGGTGGCAATACTACCAAGTATTATTTTGCAGATCCTTCTGTTATTGTAAGTCCTCCTGAAAAATCCATTGCTCTTCCTAGTGAAGATGTATGCTTCAATCTTTCTTCTGATCAACTCGATAAACTAATTAAAGCCGCCTCTGTGTACGGTCTTGAAGATATCTCTGCTATTGGAGATGGGAGCACTGTAAGTCTTCTTGTTAGAGACAAAGAAAATTCTACTTCTAATGAATTTTCAATTAACGTTGGTGAAACTGAATCGACCTTTGTATTTAACTTTAAGGTTGAGAACATGAAAATTCTTCCTGGCAAATATGAGGTAGTTGTGTCTGCTCCTAAGATGGCACGATTTGTCAATACTGCCATGGATGTGGTATACTACATTGCACTTGAGCCTGATTCCACCTTTGGTTAAAATGTTTGAAGGTGACTTTTTCCTGGACAAAAATACACACAAGTTGTATATTTTTGATGGGAAAGAATGGTGGGAGGTTATTCCAAGTTCTTATTTGAAAAAATTTGATTAAAATTAATTATGCATAATGATTTCCTTTGGGTCGAAAAGTATCGACCTAAAACTATTGAAGAATGTATTCTCCCAGAGAATATTAAAAAAACTTTTAAAGACTTTCTAAATAAGGGCGAAATACCAAACTTGCTTCTTGCTGGTTCTGCTGGCGTTGGCAAAACCACAGTGGCAAAGGCATTGTGTCATGAATTGGGAGTAGACTATTATGTCATTAACGGATCCGACGAAGGTAGATTCCTCGATACTGTCCGAAACAATGCGAAAAACTTCGCTTCGACCCTTTCGCTTTCGTCAACTGCTAAACACAAAGTCATCATTATTGATGAGGCAGACAATACAACCGCAGATGTACAACTCCTCTTACGGGCTTCTATTGAGGAATTTGCTAACAATTGCCGCTTCATCTTTACCTGTAACTATAAAAACAAAATCATTGAACCCCTCCATTCCCGTTGCGCCGTTGTGGAGTTTGGAATCCGAGGACAAGAAAAAGCCCAGTTGGCAGGATCCTTCTTCAAGCGTTTACAGAACATCTTGGATGAAGAAAGTGTACGATACGATCCTAAAGTCCTTGCCAAACTAATTAAGAAACATTACCCTGATTGGAGACGTGTTCTTAATGAATGTCAACGTTACTCTGTTGGTGGAGAAATTGATTCTGGAATTTTAGTATCATTTTCTGAAACAAATACTGATGAACTTATTCAATATCTCAAAGATAAAAACTTTACTGAAGTTAGAAAGTGGGTGGTCTCCAACCTGGACAACGATCCTTCTAATCTACTTCGCGGGATTTATGACTCCTGTTATAACTGCCTTGTGCCCGCCTCTATCCCTGCTGCCGTGCTTGTTATTGCTAAGTATCAATACCAATGTGCGTTCGTGGCTGATCAAGAAATTAACTTATTAGCCGCATTGACTGAGTTAATGGTAGAGTGTAATTTTAAATGAAGACAGAATTAAAAGATTGGTTAAATTCTATTAATCAGACAAAAAATAATCTTATCGATGAAGATCCTTCTTTAAAAAAAGATTATCCTCCATTCATTATAAACAAATGTATGGCTGGTCATATTGATTGTGTAATGTTTGCTAATGCCATGAATATGAATCATGGCTTAGATAAAAAGCTTCAATATGACTTTTATATAAATATTGTGAGGAAAAGGAAAAGATATTCTCCTTGGCTCCGAAAAGACAAATCGACTTTATTAAATCAAAACTTGATGTTGGGGGATCAAAATGAGTGTTGTAACTGAACCTGAAGTAAATTGGACACCAGACCAGATGGTCGAGGTAATTCTTAATGAGCCTGATGATTTTCTAAAGGTTCGTGAGACGCTTACTCGTATTGGCGTAGCTAGTAGAAAAGAAAAGACTCTATACCAGTCTTGTCATATTCTTCATAAGCAAGGTAAATATTTTATTGTACATTTTAAAGAATTGTTTGCATTGGACGGTAAACATGCCAATCTTACAGTTAACGATGTTCAACGTCGCAATCGTATTGCTCAATTGCTTGCTGATTGGGGTTTAATTACGATTGTAAATGTGGATAAAATTACGGATATTGCTCCACTTAATCAAATTAAAGTTCTTTCTTATAAAGAAAAGGATGAGTGGACTTTAGAAACTAAGTACAATATTGGTAAAAAAAGAAAAGTTGAAGAATGACTTACAAAGAACATGTAATACCAATTTTTTCAACACCACTTTATTTTGTAGATGGTGAAGAAGAAACATTTAAATTTAATAATGAACAATTAAATTTTTTAAAGGAAGCAGATTATGTTGAGGCAGAACATAATTACGTGACTAAAGACAATCAAATTTTAAATCTAGAAGTTTTTTCAGATTTAAAATTATTTGTACAAAATCACATTGATACTTATGCTAAAAAATTTATATTAAAAGAACAAGATTGTAAATTTGAAATTAGTAGTTCTTGGGCAACAAAAACTAAGACAGGTCAATTTCACAATTTTCACAAACATTTAACTTCGGTAATGAGTGGAGTTGTTAGTGTGACACCAAATAATGTCACAGTATTTTCTAGAGAAATTCAAGGACCTTTTCCATTTTTTGCGTTTGACTATAAACATTATGGAACTGCATTTGCAGAAAAAGTTAATGTTGTGCAAGAAAATTCTGGGTGTTTATTGTTATTTCCATCTAATGTATTTCATTCAGTTCCAACTTATCAATTAGAAGAAGACAGATATTCTATATCTTTTAATGTATTTCCTAGAGGAAATTTTTATACACATCCTGAACAAACAATAGTATAAATAAATATGAGACCTTTCGTGCGGTCTCTACGAAAGTCGGAACACCCTAAAAGAGGTACGGTTTACACCGCACCTCTTTTTTTGCTATTATGGTTAAATAGTATTGGATGCCGAAAGGATCCATAAAACACAAACTCGCTTTTAAAGGAGCTACCATAATGACTAATCTCACAAGGTATACTACTGCGGATCTTCCTACCCTGTTGGATAGAATTACTCGCAATAGTATTGGAATGGACGAATATTTTGATAGACTGTTTAAAGTTCATGAAACTACATCAAATTACCCTCCATACAATCTTGTTCAACTAAGTAATACTGAGTCTCGTTTAGAACTCGCACTTGCAGGATTTAAAAAGGAAGAAATCCGTGTGTTTACCGAGTATGGAAAACTTTTTATCGAAGGACAAAAGGAGGATAAAGAATCCGATTCCAACTACATCCATAAGGGATTGGCTCAACGATCTTTCAAAAGAGCGTGGACGTTGGCAGATGATACCGAAGTGAAAGAAGTTAAATTTGAAGACGGACTATTGGTTGTTGAATTGAGAAAAATTATACCAGAACATCATGCTCGCAAAGATTATCTCTAAATATATTTGAATATCGTCGGCGCTTGGGGGAAGGATGGTCAGAATCATCCATTCCCCCCTTTCCATAAATAAAAATAAAAATGAACTTAGAGTTGTTTCTTGAGCAAAAAATAACTTTTAAATATCACGATCAACTTAATCAGAAGATCTGGAATAATACTAAATTAAAACCTGAAGTTAAAATGAAACTTGTCCGAATAGGGCAAGCATGGGCAGAGTTTGCAAATATACCAACTAGTGCAATCAAAGATATGATTGTTGTTGGTGGAAATGCAAATTATAATTATACCGAGTATTCTGATATAGATCTACATTTGGTTGTTGATAAAAACAAACTACCAGACTGTCCAGATCTTATTGATGATTATTTAAGAGATAAAAAACAACTTTGGGCTTTGACACATGACATTAAAATTTATGGACATGATGTTGAACTTTATGCTGAAGAAGAAGGAACTGAACGACCATCAAATCAAGGTGTTTATTCTGTAAAATATAATAAGTGGTTAGCCCAACCAAAGTATGAAAACCCTGGGGTAGATACTAAACTTTTAAAAAAGAAAACTCATGATTTGATGGATAAAATTGATTTGTTTATTTCTGGCAAATCTAATGATATAATGGAGATGAAAAGACTGAAAGAAAAACTTAGAATGATGAGGCAAGCTGCTATTAGAAAAGGTGGTGAGTTTTCAATTGAAAATCTTGTGTTTAAAGAATTAAGAAACAATGGATATCTGACTAAGTTTTCAGACTATATAACATCTAAGCAAGTAAAAGAACTTTCATTATAGGAGATTTTTATGGATGATTATGAAACAATTGACATGGATGAACAACTTCAAGAAGAGAAATCAGAGCGTGTCGTTAAATGCATTTTATTTGAGAATGGTCTGTATGTAATTTCTGAGATAGAAGAAATTGTTGCTGAGTATGGAATGCCTAACTGTAAGTTGGTAAATCCATTCACAATTACTGAAACTGGTTATTTGGAAACCTTTCCAAAACATTGTGGTCAATCAGAAATTTTAATGTCTTCGGATAAGTTCTTGACAATTTACGATCCCTCTGATAACATACTGAGTAAGTATGATGGGATCACTGCTGGATGAGATTTTATACTAATGTTCAGTTGATTGGAAATGAGTTTCTCGTTCGCGGTTATAATAATGGCGATCACTTTCAGTTCAGAGAAAAATATTCTCCAACACTCTTTGTCTTATCTCAAAAGCCAACAAAGTACACCACTCTCGACGGTAAGTATGTAGAACCAATTCAACCTGGATTGGTGAAGGATTGTAGAGAGTTTTATCGTCAATATGAAGATGTTGAAAATTTTGACATCTACGGCAATAATAGATTCATCTATCAATATATTTCTGATAACTATCCTGAAGATGAAATTAAGTTTGATATTAGTAAAATTAAAATATCAACAATTGATATTGAGGTAGCCTCAGAAAACGGATTTCCGAATGTTAGAGATTGTGCCGAAGAACTTCTCACAATTTCGATGCAAGATTATGCGTCCAAAAAAATTACCACATGGGGTGTAAAGACATTCATCAATAAGCAAGATAATGTGACTTACATTCAATGTAAAGATGAACAAGATTTGCTTATTAAATTTTTGTACTTTTGGGAAAATAATTATCCTGAAGTTATAACAGGGTGGAACTGTTCTTTGTACGATATTCCATATTTGTGTGGACGTATTGATCGACTGTTTGGAGAACGTGATGCTCGTCGTATCTCTCCATGGAAACTTTTGACTCGTAATGAAGTCACTCTTAATGGAAGATCAAATATTGTTTATGATGTTGGGGGTATTACAGTATTAGATTATTTGGATTTGTATAAGAAGTTTACTTATTCAAACCAAGAATCTTATCGACTGGATCATATTGCTTTTGTTGAGCTTGGACAAAAAAAACTTGATCACTCTGAGTTTGAAACCTTCAAAGATTTTTATACTCAAGATTGGCAGAAATTTGTAGAGTACAACATCGTTGACGTAGAACTTGTTGACCGTTTGGAAGACAAGATGAAGTTAATTGAATTGGCAATTACCATGGCATATGATGCTAAGGTTAATTACACCGATGTTTTTTCTCAAGTAAAAATGTGGGATAGCATCATTTATAACTACTTGAAAAAACAAGATATTGTTATTCCACCAAAAGTGGATGGTAAAAAAGATGCTCAGTATGCAGGAGCTTATGTTAAAGAACCGATTCCTGGTAGATATGATTGGGTGGTAAGTTTTGACTTAAACAGTCTATATCCACACTTGATTATGCAATATAACATTTCACCAGAAACACTGCAAGATCATAAACATCCAAGTATTAGTGTTGATAAAATTTTGAACAAAGAGTTGGATTTGTCTGATCTTAAAGGACAAACTGTTTGTGCAAACGGAGCATTCTTTGATACAACAAAACGAGGATTTCTACCAAAACTTATGGATAAGATTTATCAAGATCGAGTAATCTATAAGAAAAAAATGCTTGAGGCAAAACAACAATACGAAAAAACTAAAGATAAAAATTTGATTAAAGAAATTGCCCGCTGCAATAACATTCAGATGGCAAGAAAAATCCAGTTGAACTCTGCTTATGGTGCTATTGGTAATGAATATTTTCGTTACTATAAACTTGCAAATGCAGAAGCAATTACACTGTCTGGACAAGTTTCAATCCGTTGGATTGAAAATAAAATGAATGGTTATTTGAATAAAATTTTAAAAAGTGAAAATAAAGATTATGTGATTGCTGTTGATACTGATTCAATCTATTTGAATCTTGGGAACTTGGTATCAAAGTTATTCCCAAATGAAACAGATGATACTAAGATTGTTAACTTCTTGGATAAAATTTGTAAGGAAAAGTTTGAACCATTTATTGATCAATCGTATCAAGAGCTATCTCAATATGTAAATGCTTACGAACAAAAGATGTTCATGAAGCGTGAGAACATTGCTAATCGTGGTATTTGGACAGCCAAAAAACGATATATGCTCAACGTATGGGACAGTGAAGGAGTTAGATATGAAGCTCCTAAATTAAAAATTATGGGTCTGGAGGCTATTAAATCATCTACTCCAGCGGCGTGTAGAGCTAAAATTAAAGAAGCTTTTAAACTTATCATGACATCTACTGAAGACGAGGTAGTCAAGTTTATTGAAACATTTAAAAAAGAATTTCCGACTCTACCTGTAGATCAAATTGCATTTCCAAAAACCGCAAGTGATGTTGAAAAATGGAAATCCACGTCAACCATTTACAAGAAATCAACTCCAATTCATGTTAGAGGATCTTTGCTTTTTAATCATTACATCCGAGATAAAAAATTAACGAACAAGTATGCTATAATTAACAATGGTGAAAAAATTAAATACTGTTACCTTAAAAAACAAAACCCAATCCGAGAAAATGTAATCTCATTTATTCAGCAGTTTCCAAAAGAAATCATTGCTGAAAGCTATATTGATTATTCTCTACAATTTGACAAATCATTCCTTGATCCACTAAAATCTGTATTAGATTGTATTGGTTGGAAAACAGAACAACGCGGTTCACTAGAAGACTTTTTTGCTTAAACTATTATGGACTTTCTTAAAGAAATTGTAAAAGAAGTTGGTGGCGAGTACACCAAGCTTGCTTCTGATATTGACGAGACGGAGACTTATGTTGACACAGGTTCGTACATTTTTAATGCACTGGTTTCAGGTAGCATATTTGGTGGTGTATCTGGGAATAAGATTACTGCTATTGCTGGAGAGTCTAGTACTGGAAAGACTTTCTTTTCTCTCGCTGTGGTTAAGAATTTTCTTGATAATAACTCCGATGGTTATTGTCTCTACTTTGATACTGAATCCGCTATTACCAAATCACTCTTGGAGTCACGCGACATCGACACATCTCGTCTTGTCGTGGTTAATGTTGTCACCGTAGAAGAATTTCGCACTAAAGCACTAAAAGCGGTTGACATGTACTTAAAAAAACCTGAAACAGAACGCAAACCCTGTATGTTTGTGTTAGACTCTTTGGGTATGCTTTCAACTGAGAAAGAAATTACCGATGCACTGAATGATAAACAAGTTCGTGATATGACTAAATCACAGCTTATAAAAGGTGCATTTCGTATGTTGACTTTGAAGTTGGGGCAGGCAAGTATCCCTATGATAGTGACGAATCATACATACGAATCGATGAGTTTGTATGGTGGAAAACAAATGTCAGGTGGTTCTGGATTGCAATATGCATCATCAACTATCATTTATCTTTCAAAGTCAAAGGAAAAGGATGGGAAAGAAGTTGTTGGAAATATTATTCGTGCTAAAACTCAAAAGTCGCGTTTGAGTAAGGAGAATCAAGAAGTTGAAGTCCGTTTATTTTATGATGAGCGTGGTCTTGATCGCTATTATGGTCTTCTGGAACTCGGGGAACTCGGCGGACTCTGGAAGAATGTTGCGGGGCGTTATGAGATGGATGGTAAGAAAATTTATGCAAAACAAATTCTTGCAGAACCTGAAAAATATTTTACGCCAGAAGTAATGCAAGCACTTGATGAAATCGCTCAGAAGGAGTTTTCTTATGGTAACTCTAATTGATTTAATCCAAGTCCATGAAAATGCATTGCCTTTGGATCTGTGCAATGCGTTAATTAATTTTTTTGAAACAAATCCTGAGAATCAAGAAAGAGTTGATAATTACAAAAAGCCAACCTTTACACAACTTAATCTTACAGAATTAACACATAACGCAGAAGCCGTTGAACTGCAAAGGCAAACTTTGGTTCATATGGGTAGATATTTAAAACAATACTACCATTTAGTTGAAAGACGTTGTTTTCCTAAAGAACATCAACATGGGTTTGAGCAATTTAGAATTAAAAAATATAAGAATGATGGCAATGACATGTTTAATACACATGTAGATGTTCAAGATTATATGACATCTAGACGATATCTTTCATTCTTTTGGTATTTGAATACGGTAGATGAGGGTGGTGAAACTGTGTTTACCGATTTGACAATTAAGCCTGAAGCTGGTAAACTGGTGATCTTCCCGCCTCTTTGGATGTTCCCCCATAAAGGTAATCCTCCAATTAGTAACGATAAGTATCTTTTGAGCACATACCTTCATTACATTTGACATGGACAGAATTGAAATCACAATTTTAAGGAGTTTAATTTTTAATGAAGATTATTGTAGAAAGGTAATTCCCTTTATTCGTCAAGAATATTTTGGAGAGTATGCTGAGCGTATTATCTTTGAAGAAATTTATGAGTTCATAGCAAAGTATGATAAGCTAGCAACTAAAGAAGTTCTTTCGATTGAGGTATCTAATCGTAGAGATCTTTCAGAAGATCAACTTAAACAATGTAATGATATCATCAGCAATCTTACTGATGATGAAGCAGACTTTGATTGGCTTTTAAACTCTACTGAAAAGTGGTGTAAAGATCGAGCAATTTATCTGGCTCTTATGGAGTCAGTTCATATTGTTGATGATGACACTGGTAAAAAGAATAAAGATGCTATTCCTCACATCTTGAGTGAGGCACTTGGAGTATCTTTTGACCATAATATTGGTCACGACTATGTAAAAAACTTTGAAGAACGATATGATTTCTATCACAAAACTGAAGAAAAAATCCCCTTTGATCTTGAATACTTTAACAAAATTACCAAAGATGGTTTACCTAGCAAGACTCTCAATGTCGTACTTGCTGGTACAGGTGTCGGGAAATCTTTATTCATGTGCCACTTGGCTAGCTCCGTGTTGCTCCAAGGACGGAACGTTTTGTACGTTACGCTTGAAATGGCAGAAGAGAAAATTGCTGAACGAATTGACGCAAATCTCTTAGACGTAGATATTAAATCTATTGCCGAACTTCCTAAACGAATGTTTGAAACGAAGATTCAAAGTTTGGTTAATAGAAGTATTGGCACATTGATCATCAAAGAGTATCCAACTGCATCTGCACATGTGGGACATTTCAAAACTTTGCTGAATGAATTGTCCATGAAAAAAAGCTTCAAACCAGACATCATTTTTGTAGACTACTTAAACATTTGTGCCTCATCTAGATATAAGGGTAGCATAGTTAATAGTTATACTTATGTTAAAGCTATTGCTGAAGAGCTTCGTGGTCTTGCTGTTGAGCATAATGTACCTATTGTCACGGCTACCCAAACTACTCGTTCAGGTTTTAATAGCTCTAATATTGAACTCACTGATACTAGTGAGTCCTTTGGTCTTCCTGCTACTGCTGATTTTATGTTTGCCCTTATTAGCACAGAAGAGTTGGAGCAGCGTGGGCAGATATTGGTAAAACAGTTAAAGAATCGCTATAATGATCCAACTGCAAACCGTAAATTTTTGATTGGAGTTGATAGATCAAAAATGCGTCTCTATGATATTGAACAATCTGCTCAAAAAGATATACTTGATAGTGGACAAGAAGAAGTTGAGATTGAATCTAAACCAAAATCTAAAGCAT